TTCCTCTTCTCATCCCAAACAACCCTCATTCTTTCCGCTATACTCTTAATATCATTATTAAATTCCGTCAAGTCAAGCCCGAGTTTTTGATTTTGATTATAGGCGTCTGCCTGCTCCATATTGCGAGGTGGTATAAAGCGATCTCTTTCGAGTCTGCATTTACATCTGAAATGAATCGGAGTTATAATCCCTTTAATATTTTCACCTTTACCTACCCAAGGAATGGCATTTTTGGCACCGTCCAAATTATTATTTTCTACGGCCGTAAAAAATTCATCTCTTCGCTTAATCGCATCGGATGTTTGAAATACTTTTCCATGATGGCTTATACAAACAGGGCACGAACTTTCAAGCAATCTACAATAAAATTGATATGATGTATGCCCCATTTCTTCAAGAGCATTTATAGTACTTATAGCACTTGTTCTTTGCGTATTATGCGAAGCAACGCCTTTAAAATATTCCAGTTCTCCAAATTTTTCTATATATTTATTAGTTATTTTCCATTCTTTATTTTTTTCAGTAAGCCTCTGTGCAAAAGCAAATCCGGTCAACTTTTCATTAAGAGACTGAGCATACATCTTTTGAAATTCTTTTGCAACAGCAGAATCAAGAGCATGATTTTTAAGAAATATAATTTGAGATTTAGTCAGTAAATCTATTCTTTTCTGGTCAGTACCGTCAAGATTGTAACCAATAGATTTAATAATTTTTTTCTTTAAATCTAAATATAATCTTGCAGTAATTTTTCTAATCTCTCTTTGGTTCTTATCAATTTCCATATCAAAATAATATGCAACCACAGCAAGAGCCGTATTAAAATTTTGCTCGTTTAGTTCACTCTTGCTAAATAGATCTATTACATCATTAAAAGCCTTATCCGCTGCACTTACCCAATTACTCACCATCAAATCGGTGAATTTTTCCTCATAAACAGTTCCTTCATCTGCTTTTAAAAGTATCTTTACAATATCATCAACAACAAAAAATAATTCATTCTTATTCATTTAGTCCACCTCAAAAGTTTTAGACTTTTACCAATTTCACGCCCTATAAGGTCTTTTATTTCGTTTTTATTTATTTCAAACGCAACTTCAAAGAAAGGATCTGCCTTTTGACCCTTAATAGATTTTCTAAAACCATACGGCGTTTTTAATGCTTTGGCTTTTTTCGGTCTTATTACTTCTTTTTTCGGTCCGTATAAACCTGTACCATCATGAACAAACGGAGCATAATTCGTTTTACTATTACCATTTATCAGTGCATCACCATCTGTATATATTTCTATAAATATTCCGTTTTCATCCGTTTTAATATCTGCAAAACTCGGAACAGCAGGTCTGATACTGTTTTCAAGATCACCTGTTACATGATGATTGACTCTGATATAATCTTTTGTTTTTTCCACAACAAGACCAGCCGCTTCACATAACGCTCTTTTTATTACATCATCAAATTCTTTCATTACCATACCTCAACAGTATTATTATATATTTTAGGCTCATAAAAGCATAATAAAACACTATCTGCCAAATCGGGGCTTATTCCGTATCTTTTCTTATAGTCATCTTTTTTCTCTACAAAACGGCGTGCTTTTGCATCAATACCATATCTTCTATTTCCTAATTGGTCGCATAATTCATCTGATTTTGGAAGTGAAATAAGGTTTAAAATCTCTCTAAACTCAAACCACATTTCGCTAATAGCGTTAGGATATTTGTCTTTATCTTTTGCCGATTGAGCATTATTAACACCGATTACATTATAACCTGCATCTTCTAAAATATCGGTAACACCACCGCCAACACCTGTATCATCAACTTTAATAAGTATTTCTTTATTAAAATTAACAAAATCCATTACAGCTTTTGCCACATCGGTAACGGATTTATTTGAAAAAATACGAAGCGGAAAAAGTTTTAAACCTTTTCTTTTTGAAAGTACGGTTTTATCGTTTCCATATCTCGCCACATCAACGCCGACTTGTTCCTGACCATCATCAATACCGATTTTTGACATGGCAATTTTAATCAGCTCTCGGTTTAGAATCGTATTTAATTCGGTACATCTCGGCTCACCTTCCCAAAAATGAGCATAATCTTCAGGGAATTTTTCTAAATGCAATTTGCGTGTTAATTCAAGTTCTTTAGTAAAAAAAGGATTACCGTCATAATTTATCTTGATTCCGATCATATTATCACCACGGTACTCAGTCCAATAAAATTTCTTATCCTGATAAATTATATATTTTCGCTTTTCAGTATCGGCAAGAGATAAAAATAATTTATGCACCGGGTCATTATCGGCCTGTCTATTGTATGTGAACATAATCTCAGAGTCTTTTGCCCTAACAGACGGCAATAACAAATCAAGAGCATCTTGTGTAACACATTGAGCTTCTTCGACCCAAGCAGTATTTATATCGAAAATAGATTTTACACTATTTTGAGCGGTAGAATCCTTTAAACCTTTAAAAATAAACCGACTGCCCACATTATTCACAAGCTCCGATTTTGTAGCTTTAAACCGATTTACAAAGCCCAGTTGCTCAGCTCTTGCAGAAAGAAGAGGTTGTACAGAATCTGTCATTGAGCCTTGAATTTGCCTTGTACAAAGCATATTTTTTTTATATTCAAGCGATTTATAAAGCAGTATATCACCAACTGCATAAGACTTACCGCTACCACGCCCACCAAACGCAAATTTAAACCGTGCTTTTTCTGTCAAAAATGGCAAGAATGCAGTATTAAAATCAAGTTTCATCACAATTAAGAGCCTCTATTATATTTATTTGATACGGCGTAATATTCACATCATTTTTAATATCAAGCTTTTCAGCTTCGTTAAGTCCTAGCATTTTTGCAGTAAGTTCAAGAGCTTTTAATTTGTCGCTTGTTTTAACGAGGTAGCCATCTACTTCGCATTTTGCAACACTCCAAAACTCTTTTAAAATATCCTCTCTCTTAATATTCAGCTTTGCAGATTCAGCAGTTTGTAATGATTTCAATCGGTTTAAAATACAAGTTTTTACAAGTAGTTGAGGACCTATACGGCTTGCAGTTTTCGCAGAATACCCGGCACGAATAGCCGCCTGTGTTGCGTTGAGGTCAACCAAATATTCCTGGCAAAATCTTTCTTGTTTTGGAGTCATTTTTTTAACTGTATTTTTCAAAGCTAAACCTCGTTTATATAATAATAACAATATAAACAATTACTTTAAGTTTTAGGCTTAAGTATTATATATTTTTATTAAATTTTTTTGTAATTAAGAGAGAGGCGAAGGGTTATTTATTGACATTATCCGTAAAGCTCCAAACCAAGGCTATAATCCAGCCTATAACAGTCCAACCGGCAAACAAATTAACCATTGCAATTGCCATACCGTTTTTATGATTTCTTATACCCGAAATAATTATCGGTATAAAGTAAAGTACCAAACAAAAAAATATTATCATTTTCAAACCTCACTTTTTAAAATTCTTGTAATTTCTCTATCTTTTTTTTCTTCGGATATTCTTAATATTTCGTCAAAATCTATATCATAAATAACACATAAATTCCCGAGACAATTATAAACATCTGCAATTTCACATTTTAAATTTAAATCATTAAAGTTTTCTCTTACTATTTCCAATGTTAATTCTGCCATTTCCTCTATAGCTTTTTTTACTTGGTTTGTTATTCCATAATGATTGCAAATTATTTTATTTTTTACTAGTTCCATTTTTCCCTCTTTATTTATTTGTCAGTCGTTTTCTTTGGTCGTGTTGTCTTTGTAGCTGTTTAAAGTTCTTTTTTACTTGTTTTGTCTTTTTTATGAATATTGGAGTTCTGTATTGTCTTTCAAAAATTTTAATTAACTCCATAACATCGTAAATATCTTGAAACATAGTTCCTCTCTTTATTTATTTACTAAACATTGAGTTGTACGGAAAAAAGTACCGTTAGTTTTATCTTGCTTTAAATCTAATACTTTATACAACCAACAATTACAGCCCTTTTTATGCTTACATTTTCCGCATAATTTAGGGTTTGTCTCATCGACATCAATTATTACTATTGCCTTAATTTCCATTTTTAACTCCAATTTTATTATTTTCAAAATCCTCGTTTAATACCATTTTTGCCTCTTCTATATCTTCTATTCTTATTTTAAAATTTTTCTTATTTATATCATATCTGTAGGTGCTATTTTCAGCAAAGATACACATTGAAACAAGAAAATATTCTTTTGCAAATATTATACTTAATATTGCTCTAATTTTAGATATTATACGATTCATTTTATTTAAACTCCATACATAATAATTTCGCATCAATTGCAAGATTTTTAGTATAATCTTCTATACTAAAAAACGAACTGCACTCTTTTTTCATTACATAACTATCAATCCCCTCTTCTTGATTTCCTTTTTTTTCTACAATTATCGGAAATAACGCAATTTTTAATTTTTCGCAATAAAAACTAGAAAAAGGATGTCTTATAACTTCATCTCTTTCAGAATCATAATAATCATCTATCCAAATTTCTTTTTTACCCAAGTGAGCACACTTATAACAAATAGGAATATTTTCTTCATTTTTATTACATAAATTTTCATGTTTTACACATGCTTTTTCGCTTCTATATAACTTTTTGCAATATCCACAAACAAAAGCTTTTATTTCTTTCATATTAAAAACTCTCTATCAATAATTCTCTTAGCCTCCTCAAAGCCCTCTGCAAATTCGGCAACAAAGCCTTGTTTTTGCAAATAATCTACCCATTCAATCTGTTCTTTGCTCTTAATTCCGCCACTATTTCGCTTTAACTCAATAAACACAATTTTAGAACTCCCTATAATCATCAAATCGGGAAAGCCCTTCGTAAATCCTTCTTTCTTTTGCTTATTCATAACAGCAAACGCCGAGGCTCTGTCTTTTAAAAATATTCCTCC